AAGTCCATTTACTTTTCACCTCCGTTAGTTCGAACAATAATATAATTATAGTTGTTATTATAACACATTTCCTTAAATTTGTCAAGGTCTTTTTCATCTAAGTAAAAATGACCTCTTTCTGTGTTTGTTATCAGATTTATATATACCATTTAGTTATATTCGTTTCTGTCTTCTTCTTTTGGTATAAATCTCCAAGGTATCTTTCTCCACTGTTCAATGTCTTCACCTTCAAATCTTAAACTCTTTTCTTCAGGCACATAATTACTTGGTGGATCAATATATGCATCAGTTGATACTTTATTCCATACAACAGGAAAGATTTCATCCCATTCATGTTCTGCCCATAATTGTTTTACTTTTGATAAAGTTAATTCTCTATTGTATTCAACTTTACGTTGATAATCGTAATACGGTTGTAATTCAAAATATTCTTTTTCTGATATGGGCATAGTCATATTTATTTTAATTTACTTAATACATTTTCGTAGATAGATTCTGCAATTGATTTCATCATCAATGGTGGAACCATTCTACCTATTCTTTCTGCTCGTTGATTCCATTTTCCTGTTAACTTAAAATCATCAGGTAAAGACATAATTCTTTTGAGTTCACCCAATGTTAATTTTCTAGGTTCACTCCAATGAAACGCACCCGCATTTGTTTGACCAGAACCCATTGCAGTTAATGTAGGTGCTGGTGCATATTGTGAAACTCTTTTCAAATTAAAGTGATGACCTTTTGGGTGATAATCCCCACCTGTTAAAACTTTCTCAGGATCAATTGGCATCAAACTACCTGTGTCTTTCCAATATGCTGTCTTTGTAAACTTCTCAGTTAATTCTTTTACTTCTTCTTCATCATACTCTAAATCGATTAATGCATCTTTCAATGGTATAACATCTTTACTTGGTTGCGGAAATACACTCCCAATAGTCATAAAATTAATACCAACTTGTTCTGCAATATCATTTCGCACTGCAATAAAAATAACACGTGTTCTGGTTTGTGATACACCATAGTAACGTGAATCTAAAACTTGAGATGATACTTCATAACCAATCTTTTCAAATTCATTTAATATCTTATTATAATATTGTTTTGCTTCTCCAATTGTCAACCCGGCAACATTTTCTGCAACAATCACTTTCGGTTGTATATCATTGGCAACTCTCAGAAACTCAAAGAATAAGTCTTCAATATTTTCAACCATCATACCATCAGAGTATTTCTTTGTCTGTCCCCAACCATCAGAGTGTTTCCCACCCGAAGAATGACTTAATTTACCCGCCACAGAGAACGCTGAGCAAGGAGGAGACCCGTCTAGTATGTCAATGTCTATTGTTTCTGCAATGCCCGTGAAATCCTCTCCAGACAGTTTTTTGATATCGCCTGGAAGTATAGGGGTGTCTGGATAATTCTCTTTGTACGTATTTTGTGCTTCTTCAACAAACTCATTGACACATAATATTTTACCACCTGCTAGTCGATAACCAGTTGATGATCCACCACCGCCAGCAAATGTAGAAATAACATTGAACTTGTTTTGTGATGATGCCTTATGGACATCTTTAAGTAAATATGGTTTATACATTATGCGAAAAAACTTTCTATGGTATTTAAACCACTGGCATCAACTTTCCAATTGATTGCCTCTAAGATAAACTTTAAAGGTTCAAAGAATGACTTTTGAAACTGTTGTTCATAATCAATCACAGAATGAAAATTAAACTGTGGTGGTAGTTTTGTGAGAAATGATATCACATGTGTTTGATGTGTATTTGGTTTTCTCAATAACACATATTTAATTTTATCACCTTCTTGTATTTCTTGGAAACGTGTTAATAACTTCTTCTCTTTGAGAATATGATTATAGATAAGAGAACCTTTGACATGCATCGGTGTTGATTTACGAAAGATTGAATTGGCATCCATATACTTTTTTAAACCTTTGACTGATCTTGGAAATGCAATCTGTTCAGGTGTCAAATGTTCAAACTCAGTTCGAAAATCATTTACAAATTCTCTTAATTCTTTTTCTGATTGTGTCATAATTATATTTAGCGCTTCTTTAATCTTAGAACGACAGACCATTGGAGTAGATGATTTAACAGCCTCGATGCCCATAATCTTTAATTGTGGTTCTGCATACTGAACACCTTCACTGTTGTGAACGTTCAAAATATATCTTTTCTTTGCAGTCCAGATACCTTTATCTGCGATTACTTCTCGTTTCATAAACATCTTTTGTTGATATGCGTTCATATAATCTGATAGTTCAGCATAACAAGAATCAATATAAGGTTCAATCTTTTCTTCACAAAACTTATCTAATGCTTTAACTACTTTTGTTTTGTCTAAGTTGTCACCTAGTTTCTTTACTAAACCAGACATATTAATGTAGATTGAATCTGTGTCTGAGGCAATAATATAATCTTCGTCTTTCGTTTTGAGTAGTTTATTTAAATACTCATTCATTTTCTTTTCAATCCAACGAATGGATAATTGACCAGATGTTGTTATTGCCTCTGCCTCTCGATGGTCATAGTAGCGAAAGTATTGATTACCAATCGCACCATAAGCACTATTCAATGAAATCTTTTTTGAGAATTGTATAATATGATATTTAGCAATATCGTTTAATAACTTTTTGTTCTTTGTCTTTTGATATTCTTGTTGAGTTTGAATCATCAACTTCTTATACTTTGAACGATCATTATATTCTTTTTCTAACATGGCAGGTAGAAAACCTTGTTTATCAGTTTTATACATGGTGCCATTGGCTGCCACTGCAATATTATTATCTTTGAGTTTTGATAGATTATATTTCTTATCTAATAACTTATCGATACTTAAATCATTTTTAGAATTAATAATTGTTTCTGGTGAAATATTATATTGCATAATCAAATGTGGATATAGAGAGTTCAAGTCAAACGATACAACCCATTCATGTAAACCAACTTTAGGATCTTTCACATAAGCACCAACTAAATCTTGGGAAGCATTCTTTCGATTATTTAAAGGTGGAATTACATTGTGTTTTCTTAGATAATTATAAATTAAACAATCCCAACTTCTTACTTGAGAATAGACATCTTCATAATTTGCTTTGGCGTTATATGCCATTGTGATACACAATTCAATAAGTTTAAGTTTCTGTTCAAGTTCATCAACTAGTTCCACGTCAACAATGTTATAATCAACAAAAGATTGATAGTCATTTGTGTACCAATCTTTAAATGTTTCATATGGGTTTTCATCTTTCTTTTTACCCAATTCAACTTCAGCAATATGATCTAGTTTAAAACTCTCATGGTTTTTGACAGTGAGTTTCTTATATAAATCCATGTAGTCTAATTGTGAAACACCTAGTATTTTAAATCTTGCCAATGTCTTTCCCATCATTTCGATAGGATCAGAATGAACAACACCCCAAGGTGATAATTTCTTTACTTCTCTTTCACTAATAACATTAATAATACGATTACATAGATATGCCATATCAAAGAGTTTACTATTCCAACCCGTAATAATGTCTGGACAATTTTGTTGCCAAAAAGATATAAAATCTGATAACATATGTTTTTCAGATTGACAATGAATGTATTCTACATATGATTTGTCTGTTTCAAATTCACCTGTTCCCCATACTACAATTTTACCATTAGTATGATTCTTAATTGTAATACAAAGAACTTCTTCGATTGCATCGTTAGGGTTTGGAAAACCATTCTCACATGCAACCTCAATATCAATTGTAAATATTTTAATTTTCTTTAAGTCATAATCAATATCATTAGGATAGTAATCAGAAATATATTGATAGTTAAAACGTTCCATACCATAAGCAAAACCATCATGTCCTTCATAACGTTGAACAAATTCTTTTGCATCTTTGATTGATTTAAACTTTTTAGGAATAAGATACTTACCATCGAGCGATGTATATCTTGTTTTGTCTTTATATTGATGATAGAGAGTTGGTTGATAATATAATCGATCTTCAAATCGTTTACCGCCTTGTATTCCTCTTACAAGTATTTCATTACCATATTGTATTACATTTGTATAAAAATCTTTTAAAGCCATCTAAGGTATCTTTACTTCCAATCCATCATGTTCATCAAATAAAATAAGTTGACAAGATAATCGACTACACTTGTCATCATAATTTTCTACGTAATCTAAAACTGCCTGTTCAATATCTTGGTCATCTTTTGGTGTCACTTTATCTACCCATTCTTCTTTCACATGAACATGACAAGTACCACAAATAGAACCACCACCACAAATTGCTTCGATGCCAGGTATGTGTTCGTTCTTTGAATGAAATCTTGCAGCTTCCATGACAGAGGTATCTTCTGGTACTTCTACTGTTTCAATAAGATTATTATTTTTATCTTTGAATGTCACTTTGGGCATAATAAAATACTATTATATCACACTTTTGTGTGAAAGTCAAGTTTATTCACCTTGTTTGGTTGTTAAAATAAACTTCTTTTGTGGATCTACCATAACGTTCATTGTCTTCATTGCAAATCTATTTAATAGAACATCGGTACCCATTTTAGTTCGATCATCTAAACCAAACATAAAGTTATACATATGTCCCATAAATTCCATTTCTAATTCAACAACAGGTCGTTCATCAACACCTGCACCTGTGGTTGCTTTATACATTTTAATTAGATTTGTGGTAATTGTTTTACCATTTAATGTAAAAGTAATTTTCTTTCCATTAATCTTAGTATTCTCTGCATGTAAAACTGAAAGAACACCATTACCTGTATCAAACTTACCTTCTATTTCACCAAATGGTTTAATAGAAATCATTTCGTGGTAACCACATTTAGTGGGTACAGAATAACGATGTTGTGGATTCTGATAATGTTCTAATACTAATTTTGCAATATTCAGATTACTGTTGGCGTCTTCAATACCGTCTGTACCAGGTGAACTATTTACTTCTAAGAAATATGGTTGTCCTTTGTATGGTATAAAATCAACAGCAACAAAATCCCCATCAACGGCCTTAGCTGCAATTAAACATTGTCGTATTTCCTCTTCGGATAACTTATATGGTTTTGGTGTTGCACCTTGTGAAACATTTGATCGAAAGTCACCCTCAATAACATCTCTCCTCATCGTAGCAATAATATTAGAACCTACAATAATAGCACGAACATCAAATGGTGTTTTGATATATTCTTGTATCATAATATCAGAATCTTTATCATTTTTGTATATTAACTGAACGATAGAATGTAATGATCTTTCTGATTCAACAAAAAGAACACCAACACCTTTTGATCCTCTTAGTGTTTTGAGTATGATTGGAAACTGTGTATCAAGTTCTTTAAGTGAGGTTTCAATACTATCCTCATTTGGTATAAGAACTGATTTGGGTTGATTTAATCTAAAATCTTTTAGACGAACATAACTACGATATTTGTCAGCACAAACATTGATAGTTGTTCTATTATTAATGCAAGTAATACCAAGTCTTTCTAACTCTGATATTAAATCAAGCATACTATCACGTGATGGTGTGCCTCGAACAAAAACAACAGTATCAGATTTGTTTATTTCAATTTTCTTTTTATCATCAGAAAGAAAATGTTTTCCATTATCAAATTTTAAAGATACCTCTTTGAAGTTTGCTAAAAAAGTTTTCATGCCCATTTTCTGAGCTTCTTCTTCAAACTTTTTTGCTGTTATTGATTTATCTCCGAACTCAACAGTTAGTATAACTACTTTATACTTTTCGTTTTTATCTTCGGTAATAAATTCGTTAAACTTGGGTACTTTCATTTGATTGCTCGTCTTCTTTTTTCTTTCCTATGTTATACTTTGTTTCTAAATTCCATTCGTGTTTATCTTTAAATGCAATCACTTTGATTTGACTTA